CGTAGGCACTAGCTGTGCCTTGCTGATGGTTCACCTGTTTATTCCATGGCTATGGCGGCGTATCGCTCCTTTGCTTCGGGTATGGGTGTTGCCGCATTTGCTTACACGCCTCCGGTTTTATCCTGAGACTGTACGCAGTGCGTTCAATGATTTACCACTCACTGTCAGCGCAATTCCTACTGAGCATACCCATGGTGAGGCTGCAGCAGATCGGTCTGGAGCGTCTTCGTTCATTGATAGATTTGCAGCATCCATTGGTTTAGAGGCCTTTTATCATCAACGGTCCCGTGCGGATGAGCGTCATCACCGTAGCGGTAACCGTGAGTTCTTCTGGGCCAAGGATTTTAATGCTCAGGCCACACGGGATAAGCCTATGCCTGTTGCGTACGCACCCGGGCTGTTTACTCGCATTGTAAGGTGGTGTTTTCCCAGCTATGCTAGACAGCCTGCAGGTTCCCTTGTGGCACTTGTGGACGTTGATCAATATCTTTCCATGCCTCATTTTTTGATTGATCATGTGTCACCTGTTGTTTTGTACACCTTCCAGCCCGACCACGTCGCTCGGGTTGCTGCGAATTATTCATTCACTTTTGATGCAAACAACACTGTTACATATTATGTCACCGGCGGCGGCAAGTATGTACACAAGGTTTGGAATTACTCCTCCGATGTTGTAACTGTATTTAAAACCTTTATGCGGATACCTTATGCCTCCGCTACTTACAACATTGATCGTCGCAAGACTTCTCTTGACCATGAGTTGGTCTTGCTTACACCCATTGCACGCAGTTTTGCACTCACATCGTGGCTAGTTTATGCCCTTGTTGAGACACGCTCTTTGCAGCGCTTGCGGGTGTATTCACCTCAGACTGGCTTTAACCGGCTGTTTATTTCCGGATTGGATGGGGTTTTTGTTGCAACCGGGCGACCAGATTCGTTCTGTGTTGCCCGTGTATTAGCTTCTGTGGATGATACGTTGTCATCGATTGCACGTACTTCAAAATACGATTTATCTATGCCACAGGTGCTTTCTTTTGTTGATGGTGATCGTGTTGCTGCTGCTGCCTTATTGGAGTTTCATCGGATTGGCATCCGTGATAAACCAGATGTTGTGTGTCCTGTGCCTGATGCAGTTCGTCGGTATCAGTTTGACACACGCAATTTTACCCCTGAGGCAAAACCAACATTGATTGCTTTTATGACCCCATTCATCCATGGCGCCTTTGCTCCTGATGCCACCAAACAAAATGAAGTTCAAGGCATCAAAGGTCGCATTACCGATGTTAAGCCTCCTGTGTTTGTCATGACTCCTCACGTCGCAAAACTTATACGTGAGTTTGTGGAGCGGTTTATACCAAATCGGTCCATGCATGAGTTAGACCCCGTTGATGATGATTATGTTTTGGATGCGCAGAACAAACCCACACAGCGACGCATCCTAGCTGATTCCGAATGTATGTTGCCAGAGCGCCGTGCTAAAACTTTTAACAAGAAAGAAGCATATGGCAACGTCAAAGATCCTCGGATCATCACAACCATTAATGGTGTGGATAAAAGAGAATATTCTAAGTTCATATATGCATTTGCAGCGTTGTTCAAAAGACAACCATGGTATGCATTTGGAAAAGGTCCACCTATGGTTGCTCAACGTGTTGCACACATACTCTCTGGCTCTATGATGGCAACGAATACTGATTTTTCACGGTTTGATGGCCATGGTTCCAACTTAATGCGAGAGGTGGAACGTGCTGCGCTTTTACGTGCATTTCGGCCACAGTATCATGCCAGTATCATTGAGTTACATCGCTCACAGTATAATCTTGCAGCTGTGGGCGCTTTTGGCACGAAGTATGAACAGGGATTTGCTCGCGCGTCAGGTTCACCTGAAACATCCCTATTCAATAGCTTGGTTAATGCTTTTGTCGCATTTTGCGCACTTCGTGGTACCATGCGGAACGGCTCGTTCATGGATGCAGACACCGCTTATTTGGCCCTTGGAATTTATGGCGGTGATGATGGCATCACAGCAGATGTGGATGTCACAGCATACAAGCGAGCTGCAAGCATGGTAGGGCAGGATATTACCGTTGAGCCGGTGACTCGCGGCATGCCTGGTATTAAGTTTCTCGCACGTGTGTACAGTCCCGATGTTTGGTTTGGTGACCTAAATACATGTTGTGATTTGCCACGCACCCTGTCCAAATTCCACACCACTGTCGCAATGCGGTCTAATGTCACTCCTGTTATGAAGTTGTTAGAAAAGACCCGTTGTTTGCTACTTTCAGATCGCCACACGCCTATTGTTGGTGAGTTTTGTGCTGCAGTGGAGAATGCTTATGGGGGTGAAATCCCCTATGAGTCAGCCGCGGCTGAGGCCAGCAGTTGGCTAAGTCATTCCCCTAGTCAGTACCCAAATGAATATGCCGATTGGATGGAAGCATATGCCATACAATCGATGCCTGAATTTAACTTAAGACAGTTTCGCGCATGGGTTGCACGCGCTAGGGATCTTGACACCCTTATGAAACCACCCATGTTTATGCCACCACCTCTTGCCACTTCTAAGATCGACGTTGTCGTCGATGGTGAAGTTGTGTCTGGGCCAAAAGCCCCTGTTGTGTCAGCTCGACTTGCCAAACACAACGACCGTGCACGTAAGTTCCAAGAGCTAAAAGAAGCGAAAATCAAAGCCGGAACATGGCAAGAAAGACCCAAGGAAACTCCCAGCCAGATGGAAGCTAGGAAGCGTAAAGCTGGCACTTGGGTTGAGAAGGTCTCCGATGGGGGCTCGGGGATCTCGCCGGAGAATTCGCAGTTAGATGCTAAGGCAGATTTGGACTTTAAACATACCCCACTGCTAGCTGCAGCATTTTCTGGTTCAGACACACCCCCACCCCGCCTTGCCATAGCTCCTCCTGTTATAAGGAAACCTAATTGGCAGGTGGCGAGGGTGACGCGTAAGCCAGGATAATCTCCTGGCACTGCACTGGCAGATGGTATTCCATTTCCCCGCTTTGCGCTGCCAGTGCATAATAGGGACAATCTAGACGGTATGCCTCACACGCCATGGATTGTGGGGCATTTTCGACATTGCTGTCGTTAAAAAGCCTGCCGTCTGCGAACATATCACGACTCTCCCCGCCGGATTGGGTCTTATTGGTTCTGTTTTACTAACTGCTACATACCTTGAGTCGCATCCACACGCACTTGACGTATTTAATCCCGTGTTTGACAAACTTTCTGGAGCTGACGAACATCTACCTTCAGAACAATATCGAACTCGCAAACCGTTCTTTCCTGAACAACTGTCAGCAACTAAACCAACCACCCAACAAGAACTTGATATCCTTGCTCAACAGTTTGGAATTATGCCACCTAAGAGCAAGCCTCGTAAAGCTAAGGCTCCTCAGCCCAAGCCCAAATCTAAACCTGCACAGTCTCGTGTCAAGACACGACTTCGTGCACCACCCCGCGCTAAGATTTCCAACCAACCCGCTATGGTTGCACCATCGGGCGTTTCCGCCCCCTTTAGCGTAGGCTTCAATATTGGCCCCTCTGTCATGCCAAAACATGTTGGTACACCGCAAATGGACACTACGGTGTCTTCTGCTGCCACATGGCAGACACAGATGGGCGTTCGGGTTGCCGGTAGTGATTACTTGAACTATACTTTAGCTGCCAATCCTGGCACTACTTCTATGTATAGTGTCCTCACCTCTGGCGCAAGTACGCCCATCATTGGAGTCGGTCTCACCCCACTTGTTGTGTCTTCTCGACTTGGCACACAGGAGGAATTGTACCAATATTATGCATTTCGCGAAATCCTGTTTGAGATTTTGCCTGGTCAAGCACCTAATGCCGCACAAGGTGTCAATTTCCTTGCCTTTGGCGTCTCCCAAGACGTCACAGCAGGAAATCAGCTCGTCAATAATAACACTTTGTTCCAGAATATAACTCAACTTGTCCCATCTGTTAGCTGGACAGCATGGGAAGGTGCCAAGCTAATTTATAAATATTCTGGTATCCGCGTTTTTGAGTGCACTGACCAATCCACAGATGATGAAGACTGGACTCAAGCTTTCATCTGTGCTGGACTTCGCACATCCATTTCTGGGGGCGCTTTTATGGGCATCATTCGTGTTACTTACATCATTGATTTCTACTGCCCATCTTTTGTTCTCTCCAGTCCCTCGTATGCCCTCCAGTGTGCTGTTAGCCGCTTGGCTCGGGTCTACGATTCTCTGCCTTGTGAAGACAAGGCTCCCGAAGGTTTTCAAAAGTTCCTAGCATCTATGCAGATGTGCTTCAAGCACAAGAATTCCAAAACTGCCAAACGCCTTGTGCTGGCTATGGAAACTTTTACTGCCTTCGCCAAACTTTATTCTCAAGCTGATGTTAAGCGGAGCGTCTCACCACCCCCGGACGACCCTGTTGAATACGTTGAGTTGGTACCGCCACCCGGTGTGTCACGTGACCACTTCCTAGGCATCACATCTTCGTCTTCTTCTTCTTCGTCTTCTTCGACCACACGCTCCGTTCAAACACCATCTACAACCACCCTTGCTGCGTTTCCGCGCAAGTAGATTGCGACTGTT